CCTCTTTGTACATAAGTAGAAAGTCCTCGTAGGTAGGGTAGTCACCCAAGTCTATGTTTTCTTCCATCTCTAAAATGTACAGGTGGATCATGTGCTTGATGTACATCGTCCTTAATTGGTTCTCAGTTGGTAGTGCCATCAGTAATCACCTCCAAGTCAGTTTCTATCCACACCTTTGCACCACAAGACAGCGGCTTGTCGGGTGAATACACCACCTCACATATAACCTCACCGTCTTTCACTATCTGAGCAGTATTGGTTTTCCTGTTCTGTTTGTAATCTTTGACAGTAATCACGGGCAGGTCTTGACCTTTTAGGTTTGCCCTTATGTTGTGCTGATTAACGTGTATTCTTGTTTTCATTAGAACATCTCCTCTGCTTCTTGCGGTTCAGCTACCTCAGTCATACGTCCAGTGTCCCTGTCATACTCAAGGTGACAGGCAATGCCCGTTTCCCCTGACCAGCGGTTCTTTAGTACTCGTACTGTTGTAATGTCAGCACCTTTGGCTGCTTGTTGATTCCGTTCTAGGGACATACAAATATCACTTAGCTGTCCGATGGCGGCTGATCCTCGAAGTTGGGACAGAGATGTCTCTGCCCCGTTTTCATGGCCTTTGTCGCCTGACGGACGTTTCAAATGACTTACCAGTAGCATCCCGCAGTTTAACTCTTCAGTGAGTGACCGCAGTTTAGTCATGGTGTTGTCAATTAAACGCCTTTCATCGCCATCTCCCATACCAGATACAACAATGGAAAGGTGGTCAAGAATGATCCAATTACAAGAGCATCCCCGAACCAAGTATCTGATTTTAGAGAGAAGATTATCGCTGTCAGTTGAACCCCAATGGTCATACAAAAATACTTGACCAGTACCGAGGGTATTATCGAAAGCACGTTTAAGTTCCTCTTTAGTAATATTATCTGTACCTAAGTGTAAAGGTTGGTTTGCTTCAATGGACATCAAACCCAACCCAGTTCGTTTGACGGACTCTTCAAGGGCTATGTAGCCCACCGTCTCTCCCTGTCTAATCAGGTTAGCCGCAAATTCACGGACTAACTGTGATTTTCCGATACCACTACCTGCTGTAATGGTCGTGATCTCTCCACGCCTACAACCTTTAGTGACATCATTCAGACCTTCGTATGGATACGGTACACTCTCTACATCTTGTACCTCAGTAACCACATCCCAAAGGTCAGCCCCATCCAGTATACCGTCTGGGCGAAATGCTCTAGCCGCCCACACTGCATCTATCAGTTCTTTAACTCTACCTGCCTGAACCATCTCAGACGCATCCTTCAACGGTAGCTTTGCGATCTTAGCTTTCGATGGAGAGAGTACGGAGGCGGCATCAATGGCCGCTTGCTGTCCAACCTTATCGTTGTCAAACATGAGAATGACTGACTCAAACTGTTCTAGCCATTCACAGCTTGCCGCAATATCTTTTTTAGCGGAAGCCGCACCACTCCTAAGTGACACTACAGGCCACTTGTTATCGAAGGCTTGCGATAGAGAGAGAGCATCCAACTCTCCCTCCACCACGCAGACCATCTTCCCTTTGTCACGCCACAGCCACTGTCCATATAGCTGTGCTTTCTTGTGATCTCCTACACTCAGGAAATCTTTGTTGGGAAATCGTATCTTCTGTGATACTAGCTGTCCGTTCTTATCCTTGTAGTTCGCTACTTGAACAGTCTTTCCTTTATATTCTCCCACTTGGTAGTTCCAAAACTTTGCAGTGGCTTGATTAATCTTTCGCTTACCAAGTGCGAGAGATTCTCCCAATACAAAGTCACCCTTTGGTGTACTTGGGACTGCTTGTAGTGTCGGAGTGCTTGTGTCAGTTCCCACTTCATAATGAGTACAGCTAAAACAATAGGAATGACCGTCATCATAGACACTTTTAGCATCACTGCTCCCACACTTCTCGCAAGCCTCGTGATATAAGAACTCACTACTCGACTCCTCAGTTAATCCATTCATCGGGTATCTCCTTCTCTGCGTAAAGGAAGCCATGACGCTCTGCCCATTCAGCGCAGGTCATCTTACTTCCATCTTTTCGTTTCTTTGCGCCTTGCACCGGACTGTCCAATCTCTGAAATAGAAATCGAATGTCCTTCTCTGGGTGTTGCTCTCTGACGTTACGCATCTTGCGTTGGGCTTCCTGCCTGAAGTAACCCTTGACCTCGACATACATCTCCCCGATCCGAAGATCAGGGATGTAGTTCCGTTGAACAGTGTATGGCAACTTCTCAGGTTCATACTCGAACGCAATACTGCGGTTATTCAAATCACTAACCACCCTTGCTTCAAAAGTCCCCTTGGTCGCTGTCATCACTGCTCTCCACTTCAAAAGGAATGGTGTCATTCTCTGGTGCGGGAGGTGCTTCAAAGCCACCGTCCACTTCACCAAACATTGAAGCGTTGTTACCGTACTCAACAAGGTTAACGACTTGGATTCCTTTCAGTCGTAAACTTGCACCCACTGACTTGGTAGACTGCATGACGTAGGGTACTACTTCAACATTGACGTTGATGTCAGACCCATTGCCAATAGCAATGTGCTTGTCGATAGGATTTAGCTTACTGTCCACCACAACTGGACGTTGTTCACCAAAGCGTCCGTCTCTTGCTCTCCAGACAGCCTTTAGTTTTGCTTTGAACTTGATCTCCCCAGTAGGATCGCCTGTCTCATTATCGTAGACAGTCTGGTACGGGGAGGATGTGGACAGGACATTCTTTAACTTAGGTGAGTCCTTGATCGCATTGTCAAATGCAACTTGGATTGCAT